GCCTGTTAAATCCTTCAGGTGGCCCCGTGGGGTCTAAAGGAGTGGATCGTCCTACACTTTCAGTAGGCTTCAAATTAGACGTGTTACTGTCTATTGAAGGTGGGTAATTTACCGATCCGGGGCTATGCCCGCGAGCTTTGCTCGAGACAATTGTCGTGCGTTCCGTGCGTGAGGTTTCCTCGTGCTTTAGAGCGTGACTTTGTCATGTTATAATAGTCAAGTTGTGTTACGCATATTAATATTAACACAAGATGAGTCCCATTCTAGCAGTCATGGGAAGCGCATTTCAAAAGAATGCTGTCTAGGCTGGAATGGAAGAGGCCAGTTGGGGTCTTGACTTGGGCTGTACCCAAGAACTAACCAGGATTGATAGGGTCAGGAGTAGGGTGTGTTCTAACCAACATCATCTCCTATCTAGTCACCTTGAATTGAGTGGGTAAAGGTGACGAATAAATTCCACTCTCCAAAACAAATAGTTTGAAGGAGTTACCTGCCGTCTCCCAAAAAGGCATGGATGATCCCGCTTGGCTTGGTGATGCATTGCTAGAGTGGGATCTTCGTCACGCTTGCATTGCTGTTAATGGCAAGCGAAACGCGGTGTGGACATCGGAGCGGAGATCCGGTAAAGCATTGAAGAAATTTTTGGTCTTCGACGGGTACGATGTGCCCAAAGCGTTTAGTCTCCATCACTGCGGTACGATATTTGAGTATCTATACCACATTGATGAGGCTTTCAGGGGTCGTTACCTTGATTACGTGGCCGCACCACCAGATGCGAAGCGAATATCGGAGACCCCGACTACTGAATGCGAGGGGCATTGCTGGCGAGAACTTTTCCTTTCCTACGACACTTTCACTTTCGACTTCACTGGTAACAAATCACTGTCCAGGCGACAGTTGCTGCAGCTGGTAGCAAAATCCACGTTGAAGAGTGAGACTTTCGGGGTCGTACGTCATGGCACTCAATTGCATGTTACCGAAGGGAAGATTGCACCCATGGAGATAATCAGATCCATGGTTAATAAAGAGAGACTGGGGTAGATCACTATAAACTTCCATGTGAACGTTTTACTGCAGAAGAAATACAAAATGGACAACAGGGCCCAATTCACAGAACTATTGTTGCTAGTGATAGGGTGAGCCACGTACCATCCACCAGTGGTGGGGTATTATTCTTCAGGTTTTTGACGCATGGCCGTTGCACTGATCAACGTTTCGAGTTAACGCAGATCGAGCGGGAGTGACCCGTAATAGCAAAAGTCTATCACCATCCATGCGTTAAGACGTGGACGGGTGTGAAGCTTGGATGAGCGATATTGTGCCTTCATGCTCTCAGGTCCACTTAATTGTGGGATGCAATTCATTTTGTAATGGTGTTTATCTCACCTGATCATGGTACGGTCATCCGAAGACTAATTTCCCCTTATGGCGCAATCAACACAATTTTCCGATATTTCCTTTCCTCTTAGCGTTCGTGAATGGTATTGCACTGCAAGAGACCAATCACACGCGGAACTGTCTCAAGGTCATGAAATCACATGCAAATGTCAATTACACATGACACCACCTTCAGTACAGCGCGCGAAAATGTCTGGTAATCCAGAGCTCTTGGCACAAACATTGGCACGCGCGCCATCGCGCGGTCCTGTATTTGCCGCTGCATGGGAGGTACATCATTCGTGTCAAGCTTCTAACGACACGCGTCTTTTGGATTTGAGGTTCGCTGAACTATTTGTTAGCGCCCAGGATTTCAAGTCCTATAAGACAACCGCTATTCCAAAAGAGGTAGCTCCACTCGCCCTCAAATCCAATCCCGACGTAAGTTGGTTTGGCATGGATCAATGTTGGGCATCGGCTCTTAGACCAAAGTTAGCTACAAGGGCGGTTCGAGTAGCAGCTTACGAGATCCTGCTCTCTGATTTTCAACGATTATTGGAGCTGTGCGGCAAATGCGAGGGTAAGCCGATGCGCCTTATTAAAGTGCATTCCGGTTTGTATCACCTGGAAGTGGAGAAGGACAAGAAAACTTCCAAGTCTGCTGGGGCCAAATTATATAGGGATGTTTCATTCGCAGTAGCCGGGTCGCCGGGTGCAAGAATAGGAAACGGGTTTTCATTCCTATTTTCTAAAGGGGGTTTCACAATGGGTGGTTCTGAGCCCATAAAGAACACACGCCCAATCCCACGAGAAACAAGTGTCTGCTGGAGTGTGCCCCCGCCCCGTTACCTAGAAAGAGCTCCCTTATCGCCTGTCAACGCCCTGGATGAGCGTGAGAGACGTCTGTTCTACACAGAAAAGAGAAGAATGAGGGAAGAAAGGGAACAGAGAAGCAAGGCTGACAAGCATAGGCGGATGCTGGTACTCACGGAGCGCCGTCATTCTAAGGCCGTTGCTTCATTATTATATAAAATGAGACAGGGGGCTAATATCAATAAGAGGACCCCTGATGCCTGGAAGACCAACAACAGGTACGCTGTTTTATCCGCACACAATGAAAGAACACGTCCAGTGGTCTTTACAAACGTCATTCCTGTTGTGTCAATGTGCCCTGGACCAAGAACCAGAAAGACTGATGATACCCAGGTTAGTGCTGCCAAGAGGAAGTCTACAAACATTCAACGGCGAAACATCGAGGGTAAGAAAGAAATGCGCCACTGGGCTTTCATTCGGCGCACCCACATCCAGATGTTCACAAAGAAGATTAGACTCGCCGAAATGAACAGTTTGGATGCATTCTTTCATTCATACCTGTACCCGGGCATGGATCTCAACCAGGCTAGAATTCTGCTGCGTGTTATGCGTGGGAGAGTAGTCTGCCCCACGGAGGGATACCAACTTGATTTGACGTTCCAGAACAAGAGACTTGAACATATTTCCTGCGTTCCTGCCCCTACTGAAGGCGTTTCCATCAATATTGACGGGCACTACTTCACACACCTTGGTAACCGGCGTGCTGAGATCAAGTATAGGTTATCCGCGGCAGCATGGAAGGCGCGAGCTCTGTCTCTTCTTAAAGACCACCAGTCTGCAGCCCCGGAGCGCAAAGGTAAGGGGATGGAAATCATCGGTCTCGCCAAAACGTCGGTCCCGTTCGCCAGACCGAACCTCATGAGGAGAATGATCAATGGGTTCCGTGTATGCGCCATTGTCGGAGGAGCCTACATCTATAGTAGATCGGGCAGATTCGAAATGGCTGACCCCAGAAGCCCTGGTGACACCATTACCCCTATGCAGACGAAAGTTATTGACGATTATGGTCATTTAAAGTACTCGTTCACTTGTAAGGGGTTGGCAAAGTTATGGGTGGATTTAGGCAAAAGGCTGGACTGGAGGCGCGTTTTGGCTCATTCCCTCGGCATGAAGTATTCTGTTGCCGAACAGTACATGCAGCAATGGTACCATCACTCAGGACTCGACATAGTTCTGGATTCTCCCGACGACAAGCCTTATAACAATAGGCCTGGGCAAGTGGTTCACCACTACGAAGAAGTGACGATACTTGAACCAAGAATAGAACAGCCAACCCATAGCCGGAAGCGTGTTGTTTTCGGGAACACGAATGGGTCTGGAAAGAACGTCGTTATGCCAGAACGACGTTTCGGAAAGCCAACATCCGATGTGGTGCTAAAATTTGGGGACATGCATGTAATTGCTCGGAATGCCGATGATGCGGATGTGGAATTGAATCCAGGGCCTGGCCACCGGCCCTCATTGATTCTTGAATATGCCACTCCAACTGCGGACACGCCTGCTTCTCTTTGGTACGCTAAGTTCTATGATGATGAGGAATGGGAGATCGACGGGTCGGCCTTGGAATCGGTCATCAATACGTATGAACCCAAGTACGTCGAAAGCATGGGTCGCAGTTGGAATATATCAGAGGAGAGCGCTGGGCCCCACACTTACCACACTGCCAAGTCTCCAAAGGGTGACGTCAACAGTGAGCAAGTTCGTTTAGCTCGATTCTGGCGGCGTCACAAGAGATCCAGATCCGATAATCCCATTTCACCTCTCTTCGAAGCTGAAGCTCATGTGGATCCGTACGGTGCTGATGATCATGACGTGGAGAAGAATCCTGGTCCCGCCACACCATCTAGTTCGAAGGAGGCGGAACGTGGGAGGCCCGCGCATAAGAGATCAACGTCAGAGGCCTCGTCACTTACATTGGACACCAATCAATTGGAACCAAAGCCTGTGAGGGAAAAGTCACGAGCCAGATCAGCGATACGTAAGTTCACCAACGCAATCGGGTTCACAAAGAGCGACTTGGAACAGGTCAGGTTGAATTTCGGTTTCGATTTGAACAACGAGGCGGTTCTACCTTTCACTGTTTCTGATGATGACACTATCGCAACTCTTTACACTGGGCACCTTGTTGTCGGTCATCTACCTGGCAATAAGATCTATCACAAACCATGGAGACTGCCGATTTGGGACTCATTGTTGTCCATCGAAGACCAGAACGTCCTTGACAAAAACTATTCAAGCGGTCCGAGATTTGGCCAACCCGTCGTTGCGGAAGTCGCACAGATGATACACGAATTCTTCCAGCGATCGCCTTTGCTCTGTTTGGGCAGACACGAAATGGCAGCTTTAGCTCAACACATAAAATCAGAGTTCAGTTGCCCTGTGATTACCGAAGGATATGCGATCGAGTTGATACTGGCGACGAATGAGATCGTCCTCCATTACACTGCCACTCCTACAAGTGAAACAGCGGGACGCTTGTGGTACTATGTGTCAGGAAGAAAATACTTACATGGAGGTGATGATATAGGCGAGAATCAAAGACTTGGATCTCACACCATAGCGCAGCAGTTCACGAAGGGAGAGGCTATCACGGATAATGTCATCACTAGTATAGACCCCACCACCTTCTCATTGGCTACTGGACGAAGACTTGCGTACCTGCAGTCACAACTTGACGGTGTCAAACACGAGGAGCAATCCTCATTCGATGAAATGCAAGCCATGGCTATTGTGTATATCCTTTTGGGCATAATCCGGAAGCATGATGCTGACATGTCGACTACTGAGGGCCTTGCCAACATTTTCACGATCTTCAAAAATGTGTTGGGTTGCCCTAAATCCGGTGCATATGCCATAAATTTCACAAACCAAATGACCACAATCACCATCTATCAAACCCACCGTCTCACCGAAGAAAATAGGGAAAGGTGCTGGGTTCTGGTAGAAGGTGAACCATTATTCCATTTGGGCATTTCATCATCGGAAGAGGATTCATCGGAGGTTCTTGGATCGTTTGATAGGCCTTTGTCAATTACCAACCCAGTGCTACAGGGTAGGCCTTCTTGGGCGCAAGCGCGATTCTATGCCAATGAAATGTATGATTCGATTTCCACATTGCCCCACACACGCGACATGCGCGTGGTGTTCACTGTGGAACATTTTCAACCGGCCAGATCAGCATTCTGCAAACCAATCGAAGAGATGTCGATCAATGATGTGCCATGGATGCTTTATCCTTGGCTTTGGTGCATTGAACATTCCACTCGGTTCTGGCTCACGTTGTTCCATTTCATTCGACTGTGGTTCAATATGTTTTCAATCCATCGCCACCCAGATTTGTCAGGGTTTTCACCTAATGTCACGTACCCTGACGATGACTACGATGATGATTACGGAAGGAGGAGTGAAACATTCGCAGTGGTCACACTTGGTACCGAAGGTGACAACAGGCCAGTCCATCTTGCAGCACAAACGGCCGGGCACTATGGGATACCAACGGTAGTACGTCGCGTGAGAACAATGGATGGTCATGATATGGAAAACCTCAGGGTAGGCAAAGTTTTACAATACGCACCCGATTATGCCACAATAGCGAACTTCGCAACAGAAGGGTACAAAAGGATTCTCGCACCCCATGTTGAAGTGTCTATGTTTGACGGCTTGTCCTATTCTCTTGCTCCCACAACTCATTGGATACACACCCCACGTTTCGTGGACGACTGGGGTAAAGTCACTTGGATTGATTACATCCCGGCAGCGTTTATGGAACAAATGAACTCAATCTTCTCACCTTATCTACGGATAGGGTGCCTTAAGAAGGGCTCCAACTTTCCAAGAACCGTTGATGGCTTCCGTCCCTTGAGGAAGAAATCCAATCTTGACACCACAGGTTCACGAGTGGGATGGGTTTCTGGTTCCAATAATGAACACGTCATACCTCACCACATCAGGGAATCGTGTGAACGCATTCCGGACGGTGACCATTCTGAGATCTTCAGACACTACAGCAAGATCTACATGCATGGAGGCGCTGGGACTGTACAAACTGCAGTGGCTTGTGGTTGCGAAATCGAGATATGTGACCCCACCATGGACCGCAATTACCATACAATCCCAGGGCCTGAAGATTTCCACGTACCGTCGGTGTCGCCATTGATGGGATATTTGGTATTGTCAGGGTTCAAACCTCAGGTACCTTTGGAAATCAAGATTATGTGGGTTTTGTCATTCCTGTGGAACGGGAAAATGTGGTTATTTCTACAACTCATTGACTATGCCATAAAGTGCATCGCCATGCTTTTGTCACTTATGACCGCTTGGAAGATCGCTCTTTCCATTTACGTATCAGTGCCGCTTGTGGTCCTTCGTCTCATCTTGAAGCAGCACTCAGTTTCCTCCCTCCTGTACTTAGGATTGTGGATCCTTTGGGAGTTTCCGTTCTTCTGTTTGGGTCAATCCTGGGGGTACTTCCCACTGGTGGCTTGGACTTTTAAGAAATCTTGGGTAAGGATTGTAGGCGACTTTTTGGCAGCAACTAGACCCAGATTCTACATTGAGTTTGAACCTGCTAAACTTGAGAAGGGACACATGCCTTTCCCGTACGGGCATTGGTCGGTGCTGGATTCGAAGACATCCTACCGTTATGAAGGGATGTTCCTTAAGGATGAACGCCACACACTCGGCGGGATGTTCAAGTTCACGCGAAATAAACGGGTCTCTAATCGCATTAAACTCTCCATAAGAGTCCCGTTCAATTTGGATTTAGCGGCAAGAAGAGCTTTGGGTGGGAAATTGATTGATGCTTACTCGGCAAATCACAATTGCTTGACCATGGTCGAACAATTAATTAGCACTCACAGTCTCATTGGTATGGTAGCCTTGAAGCTTATGCGGGTTATGATCTGGTTCACGCTGCAACCACCCGAGTCAACGTTACGCTGGATGGAAGTCCTAGGGTATAATATCGACAACTACAGGAATTCATTCCTTTATTCCAAATTGGGTTTCGCAGCATCCATCGAAGACGTCCCTTTGGAACTGGAGGATGAGATCACTGCACCCGTTGAAAATGTTCCCGCATCTTTGGATGGCGAACGTGAAACTGCAGAGGAGATCGTCATAAGCGAGCTGGACATTGAGGATGAGTCGTCATTTGAACAAGTCATCCAAGAAACCGTTGCTCTGTCAGCAGTCGTGAGTTCAAAATACGAGGTGGACGAGGCCACCACGCATGAAATCGTATACGATTGTGTCCTCAGGAAGGCCGCATTGGAACCATTACCTGATGATAATGTACTCACACGACCACGCAAGGATGGCGAGGCTATTCGAACGCATCTCGGGGATATCCTTGATGCGATCCAGCATTCCATCAGCTTCATACAACATACCCGAGTTGGTGAGGCTTTCATCTGTTGGCTGAAAGGAATTGGGACAAGGATACACGAGTTCATTCTACCCTTGCTCCATGTGTTTACCAAAGTTCTCATCTTAGGGTACGTTCTCGGGGAGAAATACTTCAGGAATTTCTTTATTGATGTTTCCGATTTGATCACTTACGCCTATGGCCTCGAGAAATCCAAACGTATCAAGACAGCTTGGGGCCTGACAGGGCTCTATCGCACCGGTTTTGCATCCCAGAAAGCCCGCCTCGCTTTGGAAATAGCTCACATGGAAGTCACAGAGAGAGGACATCCCGTGGATGATTGGAATAACATGGTTGCAGAGATTAACCAAACAGCCGCGGAACTTGGCGTTGGTGATCCTAAACATGTCGGTGGTCCACAGCGTCGACCAATCAACCTAAAGAACCAATTACTCACAAAAAGGGAAGGAGACACCATCATGTGGGATGAGTCCGAATATGTCAGAGATCCTGCTTACGAAAAACGCGTGGAAGCAAAGATTGCCACTGGGGTTCCACAGGGGTCAGACCAGGTCAGGATGGCGAAACACTTTCCTGAGAAAATCACCGAATCGATAGATCGTTATGAACCTTCCTATGCCAGACCTACATCCGTACAGATTGCATTTGCTGAAGAGTGCGCGGATGCTGAGGTAGAGGACCATCCCAAATTTTTCCTCAATTGTGACGTCACCATGCCTGCTGCGATCCGGCGTTACAACAAACCTAAGCAGAAGTACCGTCCAGGGGCGTTTTTCTCGGGTCCTGATGGTTTCAGAACACGTGAAGCTGCCGCCCGAGCAGGCTTCCAGAAAGTCGCTGACCATTACATCCGAAAATGTTTCAGGGAAGGAAAGAACATTCTCCCAAACTACATCGCATTTGTCAAATCACAAATCACTAACGCGGTCAAGGCAATGCCCAAATCGGTGGGTGGTCAAGATAAACAATTTCGCACGGTCGTCGCACAGGATGACTTCTCCTATATGCAAAACCAAGTGGTTATGATGGATCGGAACAAACGCGACTGGGCCGACGAGTTCGGGGCAGGAGCCGGAATGCGTCTCAACCAAAGCATGCTTAAAAACTTCTTAGCCTTGGAAGAACCGAAGGAGACATTTGAGGGACTATACATGATGGCTGATGCGACCGCTTTCGACTCGACAATACCGAATATCATCCAATGTTATCATGAGCGTTTGTGGAGCCATGGGTTCAAAAACCACCCTAGTGGCAATGGTGCAAATATCGCTTCCGTTGCCATAGCAGCAACTAGAGCCAAGTCATCCGGGTGGATCTGGGGTCTGACCGAGGCAGAGCATTCAGCACTCAAAGTCGTGATTCCTGAACAAGGTAGACGCGACACACTCGTCGGTTATGATTCTTCCAGGTTCATCGATGCTACGCACCTCTCTTTGGCTGGAGTCACAGAGCTCATAACTTCAGGTCAAACACTTGGCAAATTGTTGCTTGTCGCGTCCCGAAACCAAGCAAACATCCCCAGCTCTGTTAAAGATTTAGGATCTTTCATTGTCGATAACAATGCCAACCTCATGAGCACCCTGCGAAACAAGGCACACTACAGTCAGACGTTCATTTATCACGAAGGAGGGTTCAATATCGGTACCAGACAGAAAGGGGCCAAGCTCGTCCCTCGTGCAATGTATGACGATTTGGCCAAATTTGCCGACGCTCCACTCGCTCTTCTTAGTAACATGCATTACAAGAATCGGGGCGGTGACACTGGAGGGAACGAGACCACGCCGTACAACACGCTAAGCTTACGCGCGATCTATAGGATGGCATGGTCATTGACGATGAATAGGCCTCCCAAGGAATTCCAGACTTACAATAAAATGTCCAATCAAGGTGACGACGCTATGTGGAGTTCCTTCGGAAAGTATGGTATTCGGACGTACAAACAAATGCTCAAGTTCAAGGAGATATGTGCGCAAATGGGTATCACCATGACGATCGATTCAACGAAGGACATCACAAAGGTGGAGTACTTGTCCAAATTCGTCAGAAGACCCACACCGCAAGACTCTGAGGATTTGGCCGTCTGGAGGCGACACAAAATCAATGAGGCCTGTAACTTAGCGCGTTTGGCTGGTAAGGACCCCAACACCCTCGATTTCAGCGTTCTCAACAACCCTAAGTACGTCGTGTATCATTCAACACCAGCGCTATGGCTAAGGTCAACTGCCATCAGGTATTACCAGGCCAACAAAGAGAACTGGCGAACAGTTTCACTTGCTAGGACTGCCGGCCATGCTGGCAATTGTGCGTTCGCGCCTGCGACCTATCTGTCTTTTGCCCATGAGTGGGTCGAGGATGCAAACTTCTTGCTGAAAAAGCACAACATCTGGACCCGTTACGAAGTCAGTGAGACGCGCGGCAAGTACAAACTCCCTTTAGTGCAAGAAGCAAATCCTGGTGCAAAAATGACTCAGGCTCTGTCTCCCAGGCAAAAAGCATTCCTCAAGGAGCTCAAAGGTATGATGTTCCCATCATACCTTAAAGTCATGAATGTGCACATGAACACTGCTGACATTGATCCAGAAGCGCACGATAAATTGTTCATCAAGTTAGACAAATCTTGGAAAGGTCCCAACGAGGTTATGGCAGAATTCGCGGACCAACTGCAACAGTTCACCGACATGATTCCCGATGACTACCGAAAATTCATGACTGGGCCCTCGTTGCAATTCGCTGAAAAGACTTTCTACACGAAGAACATGCTACTGGAGAAATTCACCTACAAGCAAATGCTATTAGAGTCTGGTGATGATGAGATCACGTTCGGAGACTTCTCAGAACGTATCCGGCGCGGCCCTTATGCGTGTGCCACCGATCCATATGGGTTCTTTGAGAAGAAGAATAACGATCCTGCTTTCCTAAAGGAAGTCCACGATTGTAACGAATGGCTAATCCAGGGATTGGTCTTTTGGATAACCTTTATCTACGCACTCACGCCAATCGTGGAAGGGTTCATACTATCGTTGTGGTTCTTTGGGCCTGTCTATAAGATCTGGATGTGGTCTTTCTTCGGTCTAGGTAAGCTTTACGCCCTTCTAAACACTTTGTACTGGCATTCAAAGGCTAATTCTTCTGCGGAGATCTCTAGGATGATGCCAAAAGATCCTTACATGATGAGTAAGCGGGCTTGCGTCTTCATTGTTGATGTTTTCCCTCAAAATTTCGGTTTCATCATGATGGTCCCATGTGCAATTGTGAACCTGATCCCGGAATTATGCGAGGCCATAGGGAAGATCAACTTCAAAGCCACCCAAATGAAGGAACCTGATACTGGCAACATGCCGACAGAGAACAGCTGGTCACGTTACGCTGAAGAGTATCTCGACATTCTATGGGACAGCCCTACACGCTCTGCTTACTTGGCAGCCGACACCGGCACAGGCAAATCTTCCTGGTGGTTGGCGGCATTGTATGGTGCTCGGAGGCACAAGAACATCAGGCATGTATGGGTCGTTTCCCCTTACAAATCCTTGAGAGACAATATAGACGTACCTTTCGGTATAAAGACACAGGTATTGATGAAAGGAGTGCAGATGAACAATGACTTTGTAAAATCTGCTACTTACGGCCACTTTGCACAAGCTAGAATCAATCAAATTGACCCCGAGCGTGATGTGGTGTTATTTGATGAGTTCCACCTTCAAACCATGGAAATTATCAACGCATTACACTTCAATCCTGCTCGCACCTTTCTTCTCTCAGCCACGCCTGTCGACGTGCCATCATTGAAAAACACGCCTTCATTGTTCCCTGACATCAAACGCAGATTCCAACCTGTTGTCAAGCTTTATGATGATAACATGGACGTTGTGGACGCCTATAAGGAAGCTGAACACCTTTGGCCTCATGTCATGAAGAAGCCTCAACCAAGAGTGCTCATCGTTGTGCCAACCATCAAGCAACAGTCAGACACGATAACTTTACTACAAGATCTGTTGCCGAACGGTACATTGATTAATCCTTATTCAAGATTACATCGCAATGAACCACCAGAGGGTATCATCGTGTCGACGCCTTACGTAGACGTCGGCACCAACTTCAAGAACCCACCTGATGTGCTCATCGATGCAGGCAAACAAGTGCTCATAGACAGAGGGAAGATGATCCTTCCACTTCCCTGGACGGATCCTGACACTGACAAGCAGCGACAAGGTCGAGTGGCCCGAAAGGGAGCCGGATATGTTTTCAAACCACACTCAGCAGGAACTGGTCCTAAGGGTGTGGCTTATTCCTCTCCCTCATACTTCGCCTTCAAGCACGTCGCAAATCATTTCAAGATACAGCAACTGGGTTCAGCACCCAGACCAGCTTGTAAAGTCATGCCATGGCTCGGCTTTAACGAAACCGATATCAGTATAGCAGAGAAGAAGTCTGTTGCATTGCTTCATGCGATGGCTTATGCTGGCATAAAGGAATCCCAGTGGCAAAAGTTCTACAACATCAAATTTCAGAACAAACCATTGTCAGAAGACTATGTTTTCGTTGACCGAGTTCATGCCGATTATCAATGGAATGATGTACAATTATTACCATACACGCAAGCACGCATGACATATAATAGACAAGGCATCACATCTACGTTCTTCAAACGTAGAACAGATGGTGCGCATCAAGAGGAAAGATTAGGCAGACCATTCAAACCAATGGGTCATATCTGGGTCCAGTATGGTTCGACACTGGAAGAGAATGACGATATTAGTGTTCACAGAACGGATGCGAACACTTCCATTTGGGGTAAGCTTAATTCAGACCTCGTCAAAACACGCGCGGCTTTACGCAATATGGCGCGCAAAATGCCATGGGATCGAAGGTTAGAAGTTCTCTCTGACCTTGATGGCGTCAATTATTGATCCAGAAGTTAGCAAGCTACAATTTGCATTACGGCGGCATTCATGAACTGAAATGTCATGTCTCAACTGGACAGAAGTTTTGTGGTACAATGGTATTGGGTAGATCCGTGAATCTATTCCATTCAGACACGCCTTTTCTTTTGTTTTAGTCCTGACCGACTATAGTTTTCATACAACTCGAACCAGTTCGTTAACTATTTAGCTGGCTTTAAAGCCAAATGAAGAGAGTGCGACAGTTTCTACACCATCCGTTTCGACCGATGGAAGTGATGGCAATCACGCAGGACGATAGTGGGAGCGAAAGCGATATCAACCACCGACTCACGTTAACATGAAAATAAACGGGTTTACCCGGCTATAGGAGTACCAACAGCGGAGATATTCACGCATGTACTGTCCGTAATTGACGGGTCGCACGCACATAGTATTATATCGAAACTGGCAGGAGTTGGGAACGAGGCATCGTTCCTAGCCTGTGGG